CCCTGTTGACATCCTCCCCTGACTAAAGCCAGAAGACTCCTACTGCGGTCGGCAGTTTCCTGCCAGCTCGCTTCGGTGGGTTCGTGCTGCTGACCTCTAGCGAGGTTCACTTCACACGCGCTACGGGCATGCCCTGCCCTGAAAACTTTTACTGTGCTGCTAAAATTTCTTGGCCACGTTTTAAAATGTTGATAGCACCAACTAAATCTGCGTTTTCTGAATAGCCACATCCAACACATTCAAATACGGCCTGTGTTTTGCGGTTTTCTTTGGATGTGTGTCCGCAGGCAGGACAACACCGACTCGTATTCTGAGGCGGAACCGGAATCAAATATCCTCCGCTCCAAGCTAATTTGTAGTCCAGTTGTCGCCTAAACTCATACCAAGATTGGTCTAATATTGCTCTATTCAATCCTGACTTTTGTTTTACATTCTTGCCAGGATGCTCAGTAGTGCCTTTGGCAGACTTAGACATATTCGATATTTGCAAATCTTCAACGTACACAATTGCGTGGTTTTTGCTAATTGTGCTACTAATTTTATGCAAATAATCCTTGCGAATGTTCGCTATTTTGTGGTGCAGTATGGCAATCTTAGAATTTAATTTTTGCCAGTTCTTGCTAAATTTTGCTTTGTTTTTAAGTCGCCTTTGCAACTTGGCCAATTTGCCCTTATGGGTTTTGAAACTGTTGATTGGTTCAAAATATTGGCCATTGGACAGGGTCGCAAGGCGAACGATGCCCATATCGATGCCAATTTCTCCTCCGTTCGGGATAGGAGTTTCGACTTCGTATTCCGTTTGGATGGAAACAAACCATTTGCCACATTTTTGACCGACTGTTACATTTTTAACAGTTCCTAAAACATTGCGGCTGTTACGATAACACATCCATCCTATTTTAGGCAAATAGATACGGTCGTTGTGTTGTTCTAATTTGAAGTGCTGCGGAAAGCGAAAACCGCCTTTCTCTCCTTTGCGTTTGAACTTTGGAAAGTCGGAACGTTTTTCAAAGAATTTTTTGAATGCATTCTCCAGGTCTTTCAGTGATTGCTGCAAAACTTGTGACTGGCAATCCTTGAGCCAGGGCAATTCTTTCTTCCATTCGGGCAATAAATTGGCTAGTTTTGTATAGCTAAACTTAAATGTTTTATCCTTTTCATATCGTTCGTTCTGATAAGCCAAAGCTCGGTTGTACACAAAACGAGAGCATCCAGAAAATTGTTTCATTTTCCGGATTTGTTCGCCATTTGGCATCAGTTCGAACTTAAATGCTTTGCGTACTATCATAATTAATTAACCTTTTATTTTTACTGCCTTGTTTTATTTCTCCTAGTGCTTTAAATCGCTTCTGTGACGTTCTATGGCCAAAAGAAAGACCGACACAACCAAAACTGGCGGCCGGCCGATTCTCTTCTTCCTTCTATTGGTCAATTCAAATCAAAACAAGGGTCATAAACAGAACCAGACAACATCCATTTCCCATCAACCAAATGATAAATAGTCACTGTCTGACCTTGACGCCAATCAAATGCGAAAAGACGAACTTCATTAACACCAAGCTTCAACAAAGCCCTATCATTAGAATCCTTAGAAACATGATTATAGACGTCTACAAATTCGCCTTCAACGCGATGGATGTCTGCAATCAGGGCTACTTGACGGCCCGCCGCAAAGTGTTGTACAGACCGCAACAAGGATTTAATAGAAGCTACTTTCTTAGCCATAGTTTAACTCCGATAGATAAAATTAATCAGGGCCCATTGTAATATTATTTATATACAACAGACCCTTAATCATGTTATTCGACTACAACAGAAGTAGCTTGGACTTGTTGTTCACTGGTCGCGCCGGAAGTGTTTGATTTATCTTCAATTTGATAAGTACAAAGCTCTTCCATAGCTTCTTCCAGGGCCACATGAGACTTCTTAATCCGATAGCCCCAAACCATACAGGCCGGAACAATAGAAGCAATCAAATCAAAAGTGTCTTCATAGACATCTTTAATAAGGCCGGTGACTTTACAAACCCAGTCTTCACGAACAGAAACGGCAATGCTGTATTGGCCATCTTGAGCAGTCTTTTCAAAGGACTCAACTGCTGCACCTGCTACAGCTTGGGCTTTTTCGACTGCCCGGCCGCCAAACAACTTGGAAATCATGTTGACTTTGCCTTCAATCATATCATGGAAACCTTTGAAAGCATCAAATTCTTTTTGGTTAAATTCAATTTTAATCTTCATAATAAAATCCTCCAAGAGAAACAAACAAAAACAAAAACAAAAACAAGTGTGGACGAACCCATTCGTCCCTTCACAAAACAACCGACACAAACGGCTGATGGACTGCAATGGTTGGAGACGCCGGAAATGTTTAAAAATAAAGCCCCCAGACAAAAAAGAATGGATTAGCACTCCAAAAAGAGCACTAATCCACTAAAATCACAAAGGAGGATATCAAGCAAACCGTTACAGTTTACCACAAAAGAACCGACACCATCAGAAAACACATCCACACGGAGACAAGAGTCTCTGGTTTACGGACATGCTCACTTTCACTGACGGGCGGCCCTTTTCTTTACATTGGTTAAGAACAAAAACCTTTAAATTTCCAAGAGTTAGAGTCAGGAACATAAACACCCGAACAACCACTTAAGAACTTAACCTTAACTTCAGAACAATCACGATAACGACAACTGAAGTCATTATCTAAGTAAGGGTCACTCAAAGACACTTCCAACAAAGAAGCCTGAAACTCAACCCTACCTCCTAAAGTTAATAAAGAAACTGCTTCAACTTCAGGAAGTTCAGACAATAAAGAATAAACAGAAGGAATCATAACAACCTCCAATAGATAAAGAATTTGTACACCAATGATGGACCGACACCAAAATGGGCCGGCCCTGTATTGTTTATTTAACAAGAACAACAAGAAACAGCATCACTACTATCAAAAGTTAAGAAACCATCAGAACCCTTAGTCCAAAAAGCACGTTCACCAGTTTCAGTATCAATAGCCTTAACATAACCAGGATACTCCTTAATTTCCACAAAAGGGTCATTCTCTTCAAAATACGCAGTCAAAACTTCAATATTAGCAAAATTAACACAAGGAACAAACATGATATAACCTCCATAAATGGTTGATTTTTTAATAGAATGTAATCAATTCCTCGCGGAATGTACAGCCACAAGGGAACCGACACAAAACAGAAACCCGAGAATGCAGCCCTATGTTGCCACGGAGCTGCATCCAACGGGAAGTCTATTCCGCATTGGTTGGTTGTGTGGGTACGGAGTTCTATGCACCTTTTATTTGGATGCGGAGTTAAACTCACAGCATATCAATAGCTGCATCCATATCAACTTCGTGGTAAACCTCAGACTCAACAGCTTCACCATTAGCCAAAGCTTCAGCCTCAGCAGCTTTCACCTCGGCCAGAGTTTGAATCTGAACCAAGACTTCACGATGTAAAGACATCAGCAAGAAGCTAACAGGAGATACCCCATTTCTGTCAATGACACTCAGAACAGCATCACGGTTATCCATGCCAAAGAAGACAGTCGTATCGTAAATAGCACCAGCGTTCTTGAAGAAGACATCAAAGTGAATGTTCTTCCAGGTTGCTGTATGGGCAACACGAACAATATTGGACTTGTTCCAACGGTAGCCCTCTGGGTTGTGGCTACGTTTATCTTCCTCGAACAGAGACACAAAGACTTTGGCAATTTCGTAAGCCATTGCATCGTCCTCGATAAACATCAATTCGAAGGCTTTCTCAAAGGCCTCTGTGATATACTCTAAGCCTGTTTCTTTGTTCCGCAAGTTCAGGTACTCACAGAAACGAACACGGCCATTGCTGTGCTTCATGTTCTCAACTACTTCTTTCTGCAGTAAGATACCCATAGCATCAATAGCCAGATTGCCCATGTCTGAGTAACCCAGCTTATTGCGGACTAAGTGAGTTAAAGTGATGAGGTTGTTTGTCTCAGAGCCTACACCAGTTTTGGCGGCAACGATTTCCTCTCCCGCCGGTTGAACGTCTTCTTTACTCCATACCAATACAGATTTCGTATTGATTTCTTTTGTATTAAGAGAACCCAGCTCATCTTCTACATAAGACAATTGCTGCTTAGCAGAGTTACATGCCAACAGTTTGTCTTCAGACCATTGTTCCTCGTTACCATAACCTTTGGCCCAGAACAAAGTCATACGGTCACCATCCGCATCATCACGGTTAGCCATGTGAGACAGAGCATCCACGAACACTACAGATTCGCAGATGAAGCGATTCAATTCCAACTCGGCTTCTGATTCGAATGCCATCAGTGTTTTAACTTCTGTATTGTATAAACGGAAGTTATTCTCCATCAAAATCGGGAACTTAATGGCACCAACCTCGCCTTTCTTGGCGGCCTCTTTATAACTACGGTCTGCAGTGATGACTTTAAAGCCAGACTCGAAATGATAGCTAACTGGTAAGCTACGACCTTTAGGAAGATTGAACTTCAGGCCACGATGAGCACCAAAGCTTTCCTCGATTGCCAAGATGTGTTTGGCGTGGGTCTTAACTGCACCAGCAGCTTCCCAAGTTTTAGTACCGCGAGTTTTGGCCATTAATAAGATTGATGCAAAGCTTTTAAAGAAGTCTCCGCCAGTGAACTGTAAACCTGAGATGTGGTCACCAGAGATGGTCTCTGGTTTGTCCCAGTAAGCAGCACCTGGGAAGATGAAGCTCAAGTCACCGACTTTAACTTCGAATCCACGTGGCATGTTTAACAGGCCAGGGAATGCACCTTTACCATTAAACAGGTTGGTCAAGAAAACTTTCATCACAGATTCAGCAGTCTCACCGTTAGCCAGAGCCACACGTTTAACTTGTTCGGTAGACAGAGAACCGTTACCAGCAAACAGTACGGCAAATTTGTCTGAGTACCAAGATTTGGTCATAGCTAAAAGTTCATTAGCAGTGCAAGTCCAATCAACGCTTTTAGCTGCAGCAATTGCCTTAGCTGTGTTTTTACCAGTACGGCCAGCAATAAAGTCTTTGAACAAAGATTCACCGTATTGGCGAATCATTTGGTCCGCTAACAATACACCACCTTCAGCAGAGTGAGACACAGCTTCAACTAAACCCTCACGTTTCATCTCCAATAGACGAACTACTGGAGAGTAGGTTGTATCACCAGCTTTAAGCTCAGACAGCAGCTCGTACATCAAGGTCATCTCAGGGTTCTCAATTTCTACACCCTGGATTTTATCATTAACGCTGATTTCTTCGCCAACTCGTTTGTGACCCTGCAATGAATAGAAATCACTAACATAGATTTCTTCTTCGATTACGGCAAAGCTGTACACTAAGTCATCAACTACCACACGTTTAGTGTTCATGCGAATAACCGCGTTTGCCTCATCACGGAAGGCTTGGTCCTCTAACAGGCGTTGCATAAACACCGGCAGGTCATCACCCATCAGTGCATGAGCAACGCCGACCATTTTGGATTTCAGCATTGGAGAAATAATATCAACGCCCAGCAGAGAGATTAATTCGTCCACTTCGGCCACGTTTGTTACAACACCCTTAGCGTGGTGAAAGCTTACAATCCTCATTGCACCGTATTGCTGAATCAGCTCTTTACGAGCATAGCAAGCACCGCCTGCTAAGTTCATAGCCAGAGGATGAGATTTAGCTTCATCCAGAGTGGAAACTTTGTCACCGTTCTCATTGGCAACAGACAAAAGAACAGCCATTTTACGGACACCAATAGAAACTTTAGTGTCCAGGTCAGGGTTCAGGATGCCCCTTGCAATGGCCTTCTTAACATCATAAACAGAAATGAATTTACCGGCTTCTTCAGGATGGTTAACCGCAACCATAGTGTCGGCTGCTTTACGGGAGATAAACATTGCTTCACCAACAGGCATTCCGAGCTTCCAGCTTGTGTCTGGAGAGATATTATTCAGGTCACCATGCTGTACTTTGACACCTTTAGGTGCAGGTTTATCTGCATTAACAACTACAACGCCGCCTTGTTTGCGTTTAAGGGCATCTACTAGTTTAACACCCTCTGTATTGATTCCTGCAAGCCAGTCAATCAGAACCTCGATGCTTTCTGTAACAGATACGATGCCGTTTTTGTAGGTAACAAAACCATGGCGTGCTACTGTTTCACGACCATTGGGAGAGTTAATTAAAGCTGTAGATAAAGTGCCACGCTGAGCAACGACACGAACGCTGCCTTTTGACGGTCTGCGGATGTTAATGTCTACCTTACTAATAACCGGCAGATTCTCACCTGCTTTAACAGTACAGATTTGACGAGCCCAGTCCTTCAGTTCCGCCAGCTCTTCTTTAGAAGGCTCTTTACCAGCCTTAACGGTGTCAATGCGTTGTACATTAACAGGCACTTGTTGGGTTTCGAAAGAGTAAGTAGACTCTTGTTCTTTAACTTGATTTATCATTAATGCCTCCAGTTCTGCATTGATTTTGCAAAGGGCCTCGGTTCTAGAACCCACAGTAAGAATTCTGACAGCGGCCCCATCTTTTAGTATAACCACAACTTCAGGACGCATAGCTGCTGCTTTGCTATCGGACAAAGCAATAACCTCAACTCCTGGCATTTGATGAATGCCTGAGCGGATATGAGCGTAGAACTCATACTCAGACTGTGCTGCTTCGTAAGCGGCTGCTACCTTTGCATTGATAGAAGTAGAGAAAGATTTGAAAGTAACGATGTTTGTCATGATATGACTCCTTTAATAAATATAATAAAAAATAAAGATAAGACTGTTTCGGATGTTTTCATCCATCATCAGCAGAGACACACATCTCTGAACAGGAGCAGTTTATAGTCATGCTCAGGACATAAGATAGTTATTTAGACTTCAGTTCATAGCCAGTAAGCTTAGAACAGTCATGATTAGACAACTTCGTAGTTGCCTTACAATGATAGAAATCTACTTTGCGCTGTTTCTCATTTCCGTAATACAGAAAAGCGAAGGCAATAGCGACTAAGAGGATGTAACGGATTTTCATAATATAGCTCCTTTAAAATAATAAATAAAAACAAAAAGATAAGACACTATTATCCTATCCAGAAGAGCACTCTTTACAAGGAATGCTCTTGAAGATAAGATAACAATAAGAGGTTAAGGGTTTATTCTTAATCCTCTATTGTTTGCTAGGACTTTCACCTAGCTGGACACCTGTGACTTAGATGTTGTCACAGATGTCCTTGTTCTTTTTACACCATGATGCAGTGGTGTTTTGAGAGCCAGCGTTCTCGGCTGCTGATTTGCCTTTGATAAAAGAGCAGCTGTAAGCAACTGCTACTGTTACGATGATTGCGATGATAGATTTTGTTGACATAGTTTTATTTCCTTTTTAGAAAAAGATTTAGTGTTATTCTATTGCCCCAGGGGGCTAATTCCGATGTATCCCCTATGCTGGAGATACCATAGATAGACACCAGGTCTTCACACTCATTTTCATTAATATTTCACCCTCTTTTCGTGAACAAATATTTATGAATACAGGTAGTCCCATTCATTTTTACTTCATAATCTCTGAAAAATGCGTTCAACTACCTATCTCTCTAATCTCTTCATAGGTTCCATAAATTTAATTCCATCCACACTCTCACTCGAATCTCATCCGTAGCAACTCTCATTTGTACCCCAGGGGGCTCTTTGGCCCGCCTGGGGATTCTTTTTGTCCCGCCGCCCGTCTTTGAAAATTTTTCATGTTTTTCAAGAACATTGTGCATTGACTTTTTGGACTGTTTCTGATGTAATGACTTCTATGGTTCAGGGTCGCTCCCTGTTCTTTTTAGTAGTGACAATTTAGATTTTTTAAAAAGCTTTTTAAGAATGGAATCCTTTTTATGGCGAATTTAAGACAGTCTGTTTATGGAGGAATTTCTGAGTTTTTGATTCGTTCTGAGAAGCAGGCTCAATTCACTGCTGCTGCGGCAGCCGGTGCTGCTGTTTTTGGTGGCTATGGTGTTTTGAAAGGTGCTGTTTCTGATAACACAACCATGTTTGGTGGTGGTGTTGGCGGTGCGACTTTTGGTGCTGTTGCTGGGGCTGGTTTGGCCCAGGCTGTGAGTGGGCAAAAGGGTAAGGCTTTTCGGAATGTTCTTCGAAATTTGAACAATAAGATGTCTGGGGTTGACCTTGCTGGGGAAGATTTTTCCAGGAGGTCTCATGTTTACAAGCAGTCTCCTCAAGATTGGGAGGCTGGGGCCCGGGCTAAGAAGTCTTACAAGTATGGCGGCATGGAATACAATGTCGATGATTTGATTTTCTCTAAGAAGATGAACCGTGGGTATCGAAACATTGCCTTTGACGGAAAGAAAGATTGGGAACAGTGGTTTGATACAGTTTAGGAGTTTATCTCATGGGAATGTTTAATTCTTTTAAAAAAGAGATGTCTGCCTACAAAAACGCTATGCGGGCGGCAGACAATTCTCTTCGTTCGAAACGTGCTATGGAGAATGCAGGCTTTATGCTTGCTAAAGATGTTAGGGGAAGACTTGCATCGAAGTCTTTGGCGACAGGTGCTATGTTTGGTGCCGTTGGTTATGCTTACAATACTGCAACTGAAAATGATGGCCTGAGTGGTGCTGTTTCTGGTTTTGGTGCCGGAGCTATGGTTGGTGGTGCCCTTGCTGCCGCAAGGTTGTCTAGGGCCGGGCGGGATGGTCGGATTATCAGTTCCATCTCTGAATTTAACAACCGTGCCACAGACCCTTCTGCAAAGATGAAGACTCATTCTTTCACTTCTGCATTGTTTCATGGTTTAGACAGTGGTCCTACTGGTCAGTTCAATGGTGCCAATAGGAGCCCTGTCAACAACGCTTCTCGTGCTGCTAAAGCTGCGAGTGCATCTGGTTCCGGAAGTGGAAACACCTATGCGGGCTATAATGCCCGGGTTGTGAGTGATTCTATTCTGAATCGGTATGGAAACGCTCCTAACGGAGCAAATAACATTAAATGGGGAAAATAGGATGTCTGAAAAAGACGATGTTACAGTTCTTGGCCTCAGCATTCCCAGAAGTATTGGGATTGCAACTGTTTTCGCCGGCTTGTGTTCATGTGTGTATAGTGCATGGATTGTTGCCGGGACTTTTACAAGGATGGAGTCTCAGCAAGCTGTTATGGCTGCAAACATCGAGCAAATCAAAGCAGAGCTTGTGACCAAGAATGAATTTGAATCGCGTGTTCAATTGGTTAACAGTGCTATTGAAAGAAACAGGGAAGATATTCGTCGTCATGAGGAACGTCTTGCCCGTCTTGAAGACAATCAGCACAGATTTAACGAAAAATAAAAGAAAGGAGGCCTTGTGGGAACTCTAAAAGGAAACCTCGTGGCCTTTGTATCTAGAAAACTATTCTTCTCCTTGACCATTTTTGGTGTTTGTGCATGGTTGCTGTTTGTTGGAAGGCTTGAATCTGGGGCCTTTGAGACAATCACAATTTCGGTTGTAGCTGTGTATCTGACATCGAACATAGCGACCAGGTACACTGTTGAAAAAGGAAGGCTGGTTGCAGAACCTCCGGGCCGGAATGATAAGAACAGGTATCCGGAAGAGTATGAGGAATATGTTGAAGAAATTCCTGATGAACCTCCTAGAGGTTGATTTGTAGTTTTTCTTTTTAATCCAATGCAGGAAAGATGATGCTATTAGAACGTTTGAAACAGAACTCTGCGATACGGCGCCAGTTTGGTGTTCACGGCCGAATCTTGCTTCGGTTCAATGACGGTAAGCAGGCTTATATTTATACACTTGAATCGCCATGGGACTTTAATCAAGACGAACCGAACGGCATTGTCGGTCTTAGTTGTATTAAAGATGGCAGCTATCAAATCCAAATAGAAGAGTCTCCGGTTCATAAAATTAAGCTTCCTTTTCTTGTGAATCCAAGTAATGGTGTCCAGTTTAAGCAGAAAGTTAATGCTACGGACAGGTGCGGACATGCCTTTTGTCATATCATAGACAAGGACATTTATAGTATTTATGGCCGGTACATTCTAATCGGGGCGTATACAAAATATAATAATCAGGGCTTCTATGAGCCCGTTGACGGATACAAGGCTTATTCCTTATTGATGAAATATCTTGAGGAATCCGGAGATAAGGAGGTCAAAATTTCATGGCTCAATTGATTAAAGAAATCAGTAAAAACGGAGTTGCACTCATTAAAAACTTTGAGGGCTTTTCTGCTACAAAGTATGATGACGGCGTCGGCGTGATGACAATTGGATACGGACACGCTATTAAGAAAGCAGAGATTTTCAATAAGCCGATTTCAATGCAGGAAGCAGAAGCTATCCTTGTGAAAGACTTGGCTGCTGTTGATGCCGCTATTTCAAAATGGGTGACTGTTCCTTTGAATCAGAATCAATACGACGCTATCGGTTCCTTTATCTTTAATTTAGGCGCGGGCAACTTTGCAGGTTCGACATTGCTTAAGAAGCTTAATGCAAAAGACTACGAAGGTGCATCTAAAGAGTTTATCAAATGGAACAAAGGTCGGGTTAAGGGTGCTTTAGTTGAGATGCCCGGCTTGACACGCAGAAGGCTTGCAGAACAAAAACTCTTTACTACTGGGCCTGAAGTTCAAGACCCTTTGAAAAATATCCTTAAATAAAAGAAGCTCCGAGGTTTTCGCCCCGGAGCTTTTCTGTTTCTATGTTAATTAAAAGGATTTGAACGGAATGATGTTTTGAATGCTTCCATCACTTCTCTGTAAGTCAGAGGAAGATTCTTCGCCATTCTGCATTCTGTTGTGTCGTCAACTTCTTTGATTCTGAGATTTTCAACAGACAGTTTGTTGCTCATATCTCGTATTGATTCTTCACCATACTCCATTTTCATGAAGTCTACAAGAGAAGTTGTAGAACGGAATGGATTGTTTTCTCCATCTTTTAGTGAGTCCTCGATTTCTGCTACTAAGGTTTTAGGCATACAAAGATTGATTTTGATATCTTTGTGAGGAACCCATTTCATTGCCCTATTGTAGTTGATTGCTGTGTTGACC